GTGGGCGGGCCTTGACCTTGAACAGCCTTGCGATGCTGGTATAGTACCGCGGGTTGCCCCTCGTTGGAGTGAAAATTGCTCTCTCGTCGAGGCTAACAAGGTGTTCACTGTTCCGAAGAATTTCGAACGCGATCGTGTCGCCACCAAATGTGTGACGTGGAACCTCTTCTTTCAAAAGGGAGTGGGGAAACTCATACGGCGGCGCCTTCAGCGTGAGAAGCTGCTGCTAGCTGATGCCGGTGAATTCCATCGTGTATTGGCTAAATTGGGAAGTGCTACCGGGGGTCTCGCGACCCTCGACTTGTCCAGTGCATCGGACAATATTGCACTCGCCCTGGTTGAAGCACTGCTACCGCAAGATTGGTATCAAGTCATACTTGACCTTCGGGAAGAGTGGGGTTTGTTGCCGGACGGTAACTATGTCCGGTGGGAGAAAGTCTCCTCCATGGGTAACGGGTTCACTTTTGAGCTCGAAACCTTACTGTTTTACGCGATAGTTCGTGCGTGTTGCAGCAAGGGATCTTTGGTCTCGCTATACGGGGATGACATTATATGCCCCGTGAAACACGTTAACAAAGTCGTCGAAGTCATGAGTTTCTGTGGCTTCGAGTTCAACCGGGAGAAGACCTTTACAGCAGGCCCGTTTAGGGAAAGCTGTGGGGGCCACTTCTGGGGTGGCGTTGACGTTAAACCTTTTTACATAAAGAACCTCCCAAATGACGTTGTAGATGTCATTAACCTGCACAATGACGTTGTCCGCTGGTATGGCCGCTACCCCCGCGAGGGAGAGCGGTTCTTCCGTGTCTGGCAACGTTGCAGGGAAATCGTGCCTCGCAAGGCATGGGGGCCCCCTGGGTTACAAGGGGTGCTCTGGGCGGAGTGGGATGACTGTCGACCGGTATATCACAAGGCGAAACAACCTTTTCGGTGTGCCAAGCCAGCGCCATTAACATCGTTGATTTTGACGATGGGTGCGTCGGTAGATATCTCCAGAACTTGTGGGAAAAGGGCGACGATATAGAGGACATCAACCACAGCTCGTACCGGGAAACCGGGGAAGAGTTGCGATGGGTGCTTCGATATGTCGACAGAGCGCAGTGGAATAGGGTTACGGCGGAAACGCTTTGCACGTAGCCGGCTGACGGGAGACCGTCTTTGATCCCGAACCCTGGGGTCGGAACGAG